TGCTCCGAACCCGGCTGTCAGCTTGATGATCGACTTGTTCATCCCATCGCCGATCAGCGTCGTCTTGGTCTTGACGAGCAGCGTGGTGGAGATGCGGTAGGTGCCAGCAGGGAAGTAGACGCTGCGTCCGGTGCCGGCGTTCAGCGCGTTCTGGATCGCCGTGGTGTCGTCAGTAGACCCGTCGCCCGCGGCGCCGAAATCTTTGACCGACAACGACTGGCGCAAACGCGCTTGGACCGTGGTGGCCACCGCGCCCGTGCCCGACTGAACGTACCCTACAAGACTGGAGCCATTGGACGCGGACAGTGTGGTCAGCGCCGAAATGACGTCGATGTTGTCCACCGTCCAGATCTCAACGTCAGTGGCTGAGGTCAGCTTGAGCTTGTACGAAGCATTACCCAGCCACACAGACGCCTCGCCTCGGCTGTCAAGAATGACGGGATTGGTGTTGGCCACCAGGCCACTGGCCGAGGTGTACGTCAGCAGCGGCGTGGTCGTGCCGGCTGCATAGGAGTACAGCTTCCCGCCAGACAGAGGCACGCCGTTGGCGTCAAAGAACTGAAGTTTGGGTGCGGGCGAGAGGATGGCCATAAAAGTCCTTACAAAGCCGCGAGGGCAAACGTCAGCAATTGATCATAGCGCAGACCCAACCGAGAAGTCACAGTGCCATCGGCCAATTCGACTTCATCGCTGCAGAACATTCCATACTTGCTCGCGTCAAGTCCTTCTGCGGCAAACGCCGCGCGCACATCCTGCGCCATGACGCCGACGTGCGTCCGCGCGCCGTCGCCTTTTAGCGCCACAGCGGAATTCCATTTGAACGCTCGGATCAGAGCTTTGATGCGCTGCGCAACGCGGTGTTCTGCGTCAGTCAACGAACGCACTTGCTGCTTTTCAGTGGCGTCGGAAGTGTTGATGGTGCCTACGGTTGCGTAGACAGTGTTCCAACGCTGCGAGCTTGTGCCTAAGTTGTAGGTGTTGTCTACAAAGGGTCTAAAACCGCTAGCTTGCGTCACTGTGACAGCGGTAGTGCCGATGCCAGTGATTACGCCATTTGACCCAGTAAGAACCGCATAGTTGGTGTCTTGATAGAACTTTGTGGTTGTGTTGTCTGCGTAAAAAACGCTGCCGTACACGCCAGTCCAATAATAGCTTGACGTCCCAAGAGAATAGGACGCTGACAAATATGGACGAAAGCTACTGGCGTCAACTTGCGTGATGATTGTGGAGTTGCACACAGCTTGAACGCCGCTTGTGCCGTTTATATACGCGTGACCGGAATTTTCTTTGTATTGAGCTTGTTGCGAATCCCCAGCCAAAAATTCTTGTGCGTAGGCAGAATTCCAACGTTGGCTACTTGTGCCTAAATTATAAGAGTAGTTGGCATAAGGGCGAAAACCCGTGGCCTGCGTGACCGTCACTGCGGTGCCGGCTATGCCGGTAATGACGCCGTTGTCGCCGTCAACAACAGCATACCCACTGTCTTCTTTAAAACGGGCTTGTTGTCCGGCACCGGCTAAAAATTCGGTGGAGTACGTAGATGCCCAGCGTTGACCACTGGTGCCCAAGTTATAGGTGTTGCTGGCAAACGGACGGAAGCCCGTAGCCTGCGTGACCGTCACTGCGGTGGTGCCAATACCCGTGATTGCGCCGTTTGTCCCCAGCATCGCAATGTATCCGTTGTCTTCGGCCAGCGTGCCGTTGCGCGCGCCCGTCGTTGCGCTTACGGTGTTCAGTCGGGTGACGAATGCGTTTTCCGAGTTCTGGTACGCAAGGGTGCCAAAGATGACCGGTGGTGTCGTGCCGATCTCAGCGTCACGCTTGACCGCGTTTATCTCTGCGGTGTAGTCGACCGGTGCTGGTGCTACCTCCAGGCCGTTGATCGTTGTGTCAATGACATCCGAGTAGTCAACCGGCAATGGAGCCAAAGCAAAGTCGTTTGTTGAGCCGCCCGTGTTCTCATACGTCAGCGTGAACAGGTTTAGAAAGAACCTGTACCACTCACGCGCAATGATGCCTGTTCGAGGATCAACCAGCGGCACGCGCGGCGGCGTGATGGTCGTAATGTTTGGCGGGCTGCTCATGCCGACGTGCCGCTAAGGTTCAATTCGGCACCCATGACGGCAATTTTTACCGGATCAGTGCCGCTGACTTCGTAAACGCGGTCGCGCAGTTTTAAGGTCATGCCGAGGCGGCGCCAGAAGACGCGGCGGCTGTACTCACCGATGCGGCCCAATTCAGACCAGTGTTCATTCGACCAAGTGTGCCCGCCGTCGTCCGACCAGCGCAGCATCACTTTGGGGTTGACGCCTTGCGTGAACACAGGCTCCTCATAGACTTCGTAAAGCTGCGCGGCAAAGTTTAACGACAGCGTTTCGTCTACAGCCGGAACCGGATCAAAAGGATCCAAGCCATTGAGCCCAACCCCTGATTCACAATCAAGCTGCAGCGTGTGGTGCGCGGTGCGCTTCAAATTGTTCTGACCCGTGGGCAACGCCCGCCATGACCGAAGCCACCGCTGCACGCTGTTGTTGTCAGCGTAGACGTCTAGGTCAAATGCGTAGATGTTGCCGTTCTCGTAATCGCCAATAACGATCTCGTTATTAAACGCCATCTGGCAGTTGCCACGGTGGCGCGTAAACGCAGTGCCGTCCCAGCCGGCACGTTCATGCCAAGCGCCGGTCGAGACGTCATACACCCAAGTGGTGTTGGCGTTTGGGAAAACCAGCACATAGAAGCTGTGGCCGTCCTGCTGGTAGGTGTACCCGATGGCGTCCGTCAGGCTGCCGTATTGCTGAATCTGCCACTCGACGGCGTGCGTGCTGATGCGCTGGCCGGTGTATCCATTGGCCCGGTAGACAATACCGCGCCCGCGTGCATCAGACCCAAGCCAGAAGATGCCGTTGTCCAGTTTGGCCACAGAGTAAGGCGCTGAACAGCCGATTTCATTAAATGCGCCTTGAATGCGCGTCAAGGGAAAATCGACAGCGCCGCTGTCGTACCACACTTCGACGCTGTTGTTGCCAAACAACCACGCTTCGCGGTGGTCAACGATCAGGCTTACCAAGCCGTCTGGAGAGCCTTCTGCGCTCGCAAAATCAAGAGGGTCTACCGAAGTGCCGTCCAGCAGACTGGTGACCCACACGCGCTGGCTGCCAGGCTCGTTGAACACAAAGTACCCGTCGAGATAGCCGACTGTCACCGCGCCGGGAAAGTCGGGGTCTGTGATCTCGGCAAACGCGCCTGTAGAGTTGTTGTAGATGAAGCTGGGACCACCGCATGCGATGAACAATTGCGTGCCGTTGTCGGACATGGACACTGGGCCAGAGCCGGTGACGATGCCGACCGCAGTGGCAACCCAACTGGTGTTGATCTTGTACAGCGTGTTGCCGGAAACAACAAATGCCGCAGTGGCGTCAGATTGAAACGCCCAGAGTCCACGTACAGGCCCGCTACCAACAGATGCCAGCAGCCGCAGCCCCGGCGCGCGTTGAAGAAACGCCGGCTCCTTCCCTGCTTCCGGTACGATCTCCGGAAACAGGTTGATCATCCGGTTGTCCGCAGCATTGACGCTGCGGGCAACATACGCCGATCCGAGGATGGGCGTCTTCATGCTATACTACCATTCATGTTAAACGGAGATTGAGCATGGAAACGTGGAAACCAGTTTTTGGCTTTGAAGATCTGTACGAGGTGAGCGATCACGGTAATGTGCGCCGCACAGCACGAGGTAAAACGCTGGACGGCGCCAAAGTAGCCGAGGCCAAGCGCATGTTTGAGCAAGGTGCGCTGTTGCGTGAAGTTGCGGCGTTTTTGGACACCAGTTTGGCCACCGCCAGCAACATCAAGCGCGGCAACACTTGGGTCGGAGACACTCGGCATCGTCCAGTAAAACTTCGATTGGACACGCATAAATACGCACAAGTCGATTTGGTGCAGAACGGCGTCTATCACAGAAAACGTGTGCATCGGCTGGTGTGGGAGACATTTAACGGCCCAATTCTTGGCCGACTTGAAGTCAACCACAAAGACCTTGACCGCGCCAACAATCGGCTGGACAACTTGGAGTTGCTTACGCATCGGGACAATGTTAACCATGCGCACGCTATTTATGCTGAAGAACGCAAACACCTGCCTAAAGGCCAACGCCGCGGCCCTCGTAGTCAGTATGCTAAACTTCAACATTCCTAGTAGTTGCCTGCATACACATTAAACCGCTGGCGAGTGGCCACCAACGAGTACGGCAGGCTCATGATGTCGTCAGGGTTGTTGATGCGCTTGATGTTGCGCTTGGACGTCATGGCGATGCGCTGGACCTGCGGTGACGGCTCAACGCCGAACTCGGGCGCGATCTCCATCGCCAAGTTGTAGGTGAACGCTCGCAGGTAGCCTGGCGGAAACGTCAGCTCGGTGGCCAGCGTTGCCGGCTGCGTCAACTCCTCAACCGAGATGAAGTGCCACTCCAGCAGCCGCGTGGGCACCGGGTAGATGTACATCTCAATGTCGGGATACGTCATGTTGATCCACAGCACCTGCGGATACGTTGACGTGACCGTCTTGACAGCAATACCGTTGTACTGCTGCTGATTGATCATCTTGATGCCGAAGCTGACGTTCGTGCCGGGGTCGCGGAAGTACGTCGAGTCGTCCAGCAGGACGGGCCGGTTGCCCACAAAGTCGCCCGTAGGCCCCAGCGTGCGGCTGATCGTGCTGGCGGGCCAATTGAACACTTGGTCTTGCGTGCTGAACACAGACAGCCGCTCGGTGTTCCACGAGTCGATCATCTGGTTCATCGCCGTCAGCGAGTCTTGCATGACGGCGGCGGATGTGGTTTCGCCTTCTGCCAATACGCCCAGCAGACGCAGGGCGCGCTGGATTTGATCACCCGCTGTGGTGGACATTGACAACCTCCCTACGGCGGCGGGTGCGCTCGGTCAAAGCGTTGACTGCAAGCGCGGGTTCGACATCATCGTCTTGATCGGGAGTATACCGCGCCCATCCGCTGCGCTCGTCGTATTCCGCTTCCATTTCCAACGTCGCTACCTTAGCGCCGTGGATCGGATGTCTCATGTAGATGATGGGCATAGAAGAAGGGGGCCGAAGCCCCTTTCCGTTACACGCAGTGGATCAACGCGAAGTTGATGATGACCGCTTCAGACAGCGACCCCGCAGTCAGGTTACGCAGCGCAATGACCGCAGAACCAGCAGTCATGCTGGAAATGTAGGTCGTATACGCCGCAGCCGTAGCGCCGCCCGACACGTTCACGACGATTGAGTCGTTGGCGGAAATGAAACTGTTGTTCATCGTGAAAGTCACTGCGGTATTGCCCGCCAAAGCCGTGGCAGCCATAGTGATGCGGCCAGCAGCCTTGTTCAGCGTTACCGCTGTGGTCTTGTCAGTGGCCTGTGTCACCGTGCCCTGCGCGTCTGCGGTGTACCCCAACTCGCTGGATGCATAGACGGTACCCCCACTAACCGAAGCGCCGGTAACAGCGCCCGTAACAGCAACCGCACCCGTAACGGTAACGCTTTCAAACTCGGGGTCGCTGTACGCGACACCGACAGCCTTGGTATTAGGCATCATCGTTCCTTTCAAAAACGGGGGCCGAAGCCCCCTGATTGATCACGCAGCCTTGTAGAC